TACTTCCGGGAGCAACAAAATTTGGAGCACCTGTACCATTACCAATAACAACATTATTTGCGGTTAGTGGTGCGCTCTTAACGAGTTTTCCTGACGTTCCATCAAACGCGACCATAGCTCCATCTGTTGCCGAAGCTGGGCCTGCAACGTCACCAACGGTACCCGCTGTAGATGCTATCGTTTTAACTACCCCTGTCGAATTTTTGAAAAACAGTTTTTCATCGACAGTGTTGATGGCTAATTCACCATCCTGTAGATCACTGGCTTGTGGTTGATTTGTAGTTGTTGAGCTTCGATATAATTGAATAGGTGTAAAACCAGACTGTGGCATTAGAAAGTACCCCCTGAAATTCCGGACGTTGCAGTGAGAGATGTGAAAGTTCCAGCTGCTGGTGTAGATCCACCTATTACAGCATTGTTAATTGTTCCCCCTGATATTGTTGGAGCAATCGGAGAAGCCAACTTTGCAGTTGTAACAATACCATCTGCTAATTGAGCACTGCTTAGGGGGATGTCAGTTGGTGCATTACCAATGTAAGGATTTGCCATTAAGTTATCTCCAAGATTGATAGAATAGCATCTACGGATGTAGCAGTATCTGATTTAACTTTGATCGAGTCATTAGGTTCCATGACAATTTTTTGATTACCACCGATAGGGACAATTGCACCACCCGTGGGAACCGGAGCACTTTTAACAATGTAAGTGTCGTTTGATCCATCATTCAGGGTAACATCAATATTTACCGTTGCCCCCGTAGTGTTTGAAACAGTCAATCCAATGACAGTTGTTTGAGTTGCACCGGGAACTGTATATGCCCCAATTGCAGTCAAGGATGTTCCTATATTCCTAGATAATTTTCTTTCAAAAGCATTTGCCATGTTTTCTCCTTACCCCAATGCGATTGCTAATGCAATAACATCGTCTGTTGTAACTCCTGCACTGGGTGTAGATGAAACCCAATTTGTACCATCTGATGTAAGTACATTACCACTAGTTCCGGGTGACGTTAAGCCCGTACCACCATTGGCCGGTACCAGTGTCCCTGATAGCGTAATATCGCCCGTACTTAATGTGTTTGGTGTTAATCCTGTTGTACCTGCGCTAAAAGCACTGACAGCCGTAGTAATCGCGCCAGCCCATGCAAATGCGCTACCATCCCATTTTAAAAATCTATTTGCTGTTGATGGCGCGGCTATAAAATCACTTGTGTTAGCAGATGTATTATAAACAATACGATTAGCAGCACCCCCCGCTACGTTTGTTGCTTGTGTAGCTGTCGCTGCATTACCTGTTATATTTATCGCCCATGTACCCGTAGCACCTGTTCCATCAGTTGCTGCTGCACCGACATCACTAGCAGTTAACGTTACGGCACCAACTTGACCATTTACTGAGGTTACTGTGTTACTTTGGTCAATTTTTTGCCATATGCCAGTGCTCGAAAAAACAGCCCAGTCACCAACTTGCCAATCTGTTATGCCATCAAGGTTGGTAGTACCTGCAACGCTTACAATGTAATAATAACCTGCAACACCGGAGCTTGATGTTAGTGTTGGTGTATTAGTGGATGCGTTCCATGTTCCTTGAAAGTTTAAACCCGTTTGGAATGATGCAGTTGATACGCCTGTGATTACACCTTTATCGTTTATTGCAACGACAGGGATAGCACTTGATGATCCATACGTTCCGGGTGTAACACCAGAAGTTGGTAAGTCAGCATCAACTAAATTTCTAAATGAAGTTGGAGCAGCTGCACCTGATGATGGACCTGCAAAAACTACGTTGGCTGGTTGGTCAGATTGTAAAAGGGCTGATCCCCAACTATAGGTACCTGTTCCACCAGAAACTAGAACTTGTCCGTTCGCTCCTGCTGGGCCGATAGCTAAATCACCACTACCACCATATACAATGCCACCCGGAGTCGATGTGATGCTTCGTCCAGTACCACCTTGGTCAATTGGCAATATACCGTCTATTTGATCTGCATTCGATAAATCTACTGGTGGGTGTTGATGATCTCCTCTTGCTAATTCGTTAGATGTTCCGGCTGAACCCCCCGTTGTAGTTACTAACGGAACATTATCTTCAAAGTCTGCCGTTAGAGTTACGTTAGAGCTTAAATTACCACCACCCTCTAAACCGTTCCCTGCAATGATTTGTGTTGAAGTTGGAACACCACCTGTCGAGGCTGTCACCGTACTTACAGCAGTTATTCTTCCGGTGGAATCTACCGTGACCACTGGAATTTGTGTTGTGGTTCCGTATGTTCCGGGTGTTGCTCCACTAGCTGCCAATTGAACAGTTCCGATACCACCACTTGCAACACTTAGCGTGATGTTTTGTGATAGTTGTCCACCACCCGTTAACCCCGTCCCTGCAATAACTTCTCTGGTAGTTGGCACGCCAGCAACCTGCAATAAGTCACCAGCTCTAACTTGATAGCTTACTCCTTGGTAATTAAACAACAACAACCCATCGGCAGATGCAACTGGGGCTGTGGGCAGTTGTGAAATCCTTGTTGGAATTAAGTTACTTGGAACATTAGTCATCTAGTTAATCTCCAGATAGTTGTCACCGTCTTCCGTGACAATAAACTCATCACCTGCTTCTTGAATCAGTCCTGACGGATGAGTGTTAATGTTTGTATCTGGTCTAACAAAAGGTAACACAATTTGATCGGGTCTTCGTGGTGGTAATCTATACGGATCAAATTGATCTCTATCTGCTTTACAAACCATCAACCCTACATCATTGGGATCAGGATATAAATCCGCTAAGAAAAACTTACGCGAACATCTAGCACATATTCCAATACCAAACGTTGGTTGTCCTGTGGGGTCTAAATACTTACTCATCTTGTGTAGGGTCCAATACCCGGATTAATTTGTGTTGGTGAACCGTCACCATCACCGTCCCAAGCTCTCTGCATACTTACAGCTGCTCGTTGTTCTAAAAGAGGAACTATGTTTGCATCAACACTTGGTGTTTCCATAGCAACTTTAGATGCTAATCCATTTACAATTGCCTCTAACCACCTATTTGGAATTTCTACTTCCTGTTGTAACGTATCTGTATCCATGACAGCCCGATGTCTCCACACAATCAATTGTGTTTTTTCCGTGTCTTCGTTTGGAGCTGGCCACACGTTAATAACAGGTTGTGCAATATTTCTCTGAAAATAGTAAGTGCTTGGTTGACCTGCAAACACCGTATTACTTTGGTTTACATATTGATCTCGGTTGAGCGTGCCTAAAGGTATTTCATATGGCTCATTACCAAACGTAATGGATGTATAGTTAATAGTTGAAACACCATCGGTTGGGATAATCTTGAAATACTGATAAGCCAATGCTGGAATAATATCAGTCCAAACTATGTCACCAGCTTGAGCTAACGCCCCAGTAGAAAGATTGAAACTGGTGGTAGTAGCAACTGTTGTAAAATTTACACCGTCCGAGCTTACTTGAAATGTTAATGGGATTGCAGTAGCTGACCACTTAACTCCAACTGTGTTAACTATCGTTGCACTTGAAAAGTTAACTAAATAACTCGTGTTAGTAGTAGTAATTGTTCCGGTTGGAAACATTGGTTGCCGAAAATTTACATTTAAAACATCAACAGTACCCAGAGGCAAAGTGACTACTGGTTGATTTTGATAAAACGGTAAGATGATCTTTTCGATACACCAACTTGGAACTCTAATGTTTGAAAGATCATCTAACATAAAAGACAACGAGTCTAATGCGTAATCTTGCATTTCAGACGTAATTGCTTGAGAAGGCAATCTGCAACGCCTGAAAGCGTGATCTACCACTTTCAATGAATTAAAGGTTTTTACACCTATATTATTAGAGTATGCCATATCAATCCTAAATTAAATTACGGATGCTGATACAGCAAACCCCGTTTAGTTTTGGGTTACCAAGATTTCCTTTTAAATTGTGCATCTCCAGCCATTGCTTTAAATCCACCTTTAGATTTCATAGAACCACCACGCTTCATGCCTTTGGTTTTCATAGAACCACCTTTTTTCATGTCCATTGTTCCAACAGACTGATAGGCTTTACGACCCATAGCTTTTTCCATACCCTTACTTTCATCTCTACGAGACTTCATGCTTTGGGATTTGGTAGACTCTTTGCCTTTTCTCATACCGAGAGATTCATCAAGTCTTGCGTTGTATCCTTGTTTTTTGCCGCCCTTGGCATAGCCTTTGGACTTCATCATCATTTTTTTGCCACCTTTGGCATATCCTTTAGATTTCATCGTTTTCTCCGTTTAATATCATATTCAGCTTCGCCCCGAAGTCTACGCATTTCGTCACGAGCATTTCTTTCCCTCGATGCAACTCTTGTCAGTTGTTGACGTTTGTCGCGTCTTTCCTGAGCATCGTTTGATTTTCTTGCTTTGACTCTACGCATTTCATCCGCAGCATCATCCTGAACACCAATGACACGAGCTTCTTCATCACGAATGTTACGGTTAACTCTACCGCCATCAGCTTTATTCATTTTTGAAAAAGTTTTGGCTAGGTTGGCTCTTTTCTGAGTGGTTTCAGATGGTTTACCAGCACCTGTTTTCGCTGGTTTTCCCGATGCTAATTTATTAATTACACCTTTAGGAATTTTGCCATCTTTCATTTTAACTCCTTCGCTTTTAACGTAAGAAGTCAACGCACCCGGCTTTTTTACAGCCCCCTGAATCCAATCTTTTTTGGATGTTGATCCACCCTTTTTCATTCCACGAGAACTTGATCCCGTAAAACCAAACGAAGAATCAAAATTCCAACCATTTTGGAAGGGGTAGCTTGATTTCATCATGCATCTCCCATACCAGTATGATTTGAACAATAATAGTAAAGTGTCGGTGTAGCATCTGTCGTATCAATTTGAGTAAAAGCACCTGTCGTACCCGCAGTGTTATTGATGGTTACTCCATCGGTGTATTCTGCACCACCTGCGTGTGTACCATTTGGCGTTGTACTAAACCTTAGTGGGTGACCGTTATTGCTGTTATCACTCTGGATAAATCGGTAACTACGATTTGCTTCAAATGTAAAATGTGGACTAATAACCTCATCAACATAAAAAACATTACCCGTTATGTACGAGTTAG